GTTGGACAGGGTGGATTTCACCCGCCGCATGGTGGTGGCCGCCACGGTGGAACCCGACTTTTCCGGCAAGGAGCTGTGCGACGGGTGCGGCGTCCTGGACCCGCTGCTGGTGCCCGGTAAATTGCTGCTGTCCGGCGAGTATGCCCGGCTGGTCAAGGAGATTACGAAGCTGTCCGGCTTTGCGGAGCAGGAGGATGAGGTAAAAAACTGATGGACGGGGCCGGCTGGGACACGGAGATGCTGGTGGCATATTACTGCTTCGTGAACCTCGGCTGGGCCCCGTCCCGGTATGACGCCCTCCCGTCCAGGGAGAAACGGCTGGTGACCGAGTTCGCCCTGAAAAGCATGAGAGACCAGAAGGAAGCCCAAGACCGGGCGAATCGGAGGTGAGAGCATGGCCGCAATTCGAGAAACCCTGATTCTGGAGGATAAATTCACGTCCACCATGACCCAGTGCTTACAGGTAGCGCAGAGGATGGCAAACATGCTGGACGATGTGCGGGCTTCCACGATGAATGTGGAAACCGCCGCTGCGGCCACAGCTGTACAGATGCAAGAACTTGCGGGGAAGATGACGCAGACCAACAGCCGGGGGACATCCCTGCTTGGTACGATCCGCAACCTCGCAGGCACCTTCTTGGGTATGCAGTCCGTCCGCTGGCTGGTAAACACCTCCGACCAGCTCACCAGCATCAACGCCCGGTTGCGGCTCATGACCGGCAGCGCCGAGGCGGCGGCCGCAGCCCAGGAAGAGATTTATCAGGCGGCCATGCGCAGCCGTGGAGCCTACGCCGATATGGCGGACTTTGTTTCCCAGCTCGGCACGGTAGCCGGGAACGCATTTACAGGAACGGACGAGCTGGTGGCTTTCGCCGAGCAGATTCAAAAGCAGATGGCTATCTCCGGGGCCTCCGGTGCGTCTGCCCAGGCCGCGCTGGTGCAGCTTACCCAGGGCCTGGCCTCCGGCACCCTGCGGGGCGAGGAGCTCAATTCGGTGCTGGAGCAGACCCCCATGATTGCCCAGACCATCGCGGAGTATATGGGCGTCACCATTGGGGAGATGCGGGAGCTGGCCAGCGAGGGAAAGGTCACCGCGGAGGTGGTCAAGAACGCCATGCTTGGGGCGGCGGAGGAGACCAACGCCCAGTTTGAGCAGATGCCCATGACCTGGGCGCAGGTGTGGACGATGTTCCAGAACGTCGCCATTCAGGCCCTTGACCCGGTGCTGGATGCAATCTCCTGGCTGGCAAATAATATCGACCTAGTGGGCCCCATTGTCCTGGGCCTGGGTGCAGCGTTCGGCGTGTTCCTTCTGGCAGCCAACTGGACCAACATTTGCACGGCGGCGACTACGGTCTTGACAACCGCACAGAAGATGCTTAGGGAGGTCATGGCGACCACCTGGGGGCTGCCGCTTATCATCATTGCGCTGGTGATCGGGGCCATTTACGCAGTGACGGCGGCGGTGAATCACTTCGCCGGGACCAGTGTGTCGGCCACTGGAATTATTGCCGGAGCAGTGCTCACAGTAGCCGCGATTATTGGAAATACAGTCATCGGATTGCTCAATGGAATCATTCAGGCTGTATGGTCTATCTTTGTGACGCCTTTTCTTGGAATCATCGAATGGGTCCTGAATGTTACGAACGGCGGGTTTGATTCGTTCGGCGGGGCAGTCGCCAATTTAATCGGAAATATTATCTCCTGGTTTCTAGATTTGGGCAAAGTTGTGACGAAGATTATTGACGCCATCTTCGGAACAAATTGGACCGCCGGCCTCACTTCGCTGCAAGACTCCGTCCTCAAGTGGGGCAAAAACGAAAACGCTATTACATTGGACAGGAATGCACCGACGATTGATTACCGGTTCAACTATGGAGATGCCTGGAACACGGGCTATAACTGGGGAGCCAATCTGTTCAGCGGAAATGGGAACGACGCCGTTGGCGCGGCTCTTTCCGGCGTGCCCTACGACGAGCTCTCCGGCCAGTTGGGCGATATCGCCGGGAGCGTAGGGAGCATCGAGAAGTCGGTCAAGATGAGCGACGAGGACATCAAATCCCTGGTGGACGTGGCGGAGCGGCGGTACGTGAACAACGTCAACCTGACGGCGCAGACTCCGGTGATCACGGTCAATGGGGCCAACACCGGGCGGACCGCCGCCGACCGCCAGAGCCTCGCCAATGCCATCCGGGACATTCTGATCGAGCAGACCGCCTCCGGCTCCACGCGCAGCACGGCGCGGCCCGCAAGCGGATAAGAAAAGAGGAGGCCGGTATGTCCGTCAATAACTTCGGATTGTTTTTCACGCGGGACGGTACGGTCATCCGCCTGCCGGTGAACCCGGAAAAGCTGCCCGTGGCCCGGGACAACGACAACAGCGAATACAACGTGCTGGGCATCGGCCCCATCATGATCCCCCGCATACCCAAGCTGCGGGAGGTGACCATTTCCTCCTTTTTCCCCGGGCGGGAGTTCTCTGGAATCAATCAATGGGGCACCTTCCACCCGCCTGAATATTACATCCAGTTCTTTGAGAGCGCCATGAACGACAAGGCGCCCATCATCTACACCCCCGTGCGGTACTATGAGAACGGGGAGCCATTCATGACTGGCGACACCGGCTTTGAAGTGCTGGTCACCCAGTTCAACACCGAGGAGCGCGGAGGGGAGACCGGCGATTTTTACTACGATCTGACTCTGACCGAGTATCGGGATTATACCCCGCAGTCTCTTTCTGCACAGAGCGGCCGGCAGCCCGCGGGGATGCCGGTGGAAGTCACAGCGGAACCCTCCCGCACAATCCCGCAAGGACAGCTTTATGCCGGTGCGGCGTGCATTGCTAACGGCTCCTATTTTTACACCAGCTACGGGGATGAGCCCCACGGCACGGCCTCCGGACGGAGGGTATTGGTGTCACGGATTGTAGACGCCACCCGCCCCGCCAGCGTCCACATCAAAGACGAAGCCGGGAATCCCCTGGGCTGGATAGACAAAAACGCCCTCCAGGTGGTGAACGATACGTGAAGACAGAGCTGATTATTGCCAACAAGTCCGGCGGGAAGATGTGGGAGATATCCAACTCCGTGCCGGAGGTTACCTGGAGCACGGAACGCACCGGTTCGCCGGGCACACTGAAATTCAATGTACTGAAAGCCGGGGATCTGAGCTTCGCCGAGGGCGATATCGTCCGGTTCTCGGTGGACGGCCAGCTCCAGTTCTACGGCTGGGTATTCACCAAGAGCAAGGACCGCTGGGGGGAGATTCAGGTCACATGCTACGACCGCATCCGCTATCTGAAGGCCAACGCATCCTATAACTTTGAGGCGCAGACCGCCGGGGATATGCTCCGGCAGATCGCCGCCGACCTCCAGATTGACGTGGGGCAGGTAGCGGATACGGGGTACGCTATCCCGGACTTCTATAAGGAGGACGAGAGCTGCCTGGATATCCTGGGGGAAGCCATCCAACAGACCCTGCTCAACACCGGGAACATCTATGTACTGTTCGATGATGGAAACGGACTGGCCCTCCGGCAGCCCCGGGATATGGTCTCCAACGTGGTCATCGGCGACATGTCCCTGCTGACCGACTACACCTACAAGACCGACATCGACGAGCAGACCTACAACCACGTCAAACTGGCCCGGCCCAACGAGGAGACCGGCAGGGCGGATGTGTTCGTAGCGGAGGACAGCGCCACAATTGGACAGTGGGGCATGCTCCAGCTCTACCAGACGGTGGATGGCACCATGAATGACGCGCAGGTACAGGCCCAGGCCCGGGCCACCTTGTCGTGCTATAACCGCCGGATGCGGACGCTGAAGGTATCCTCCCTGGGGGTGCCCGGCCTGCGGGCGGGACAGATGGTGCTCATGAAGGTGCAGGGTCTTGGGGATATCAATCTCGACCAATACGTCCTTTTGGAGAAGGTGACCCACACCTGGGCAAATGACGACCACACAATGGAGTTTGAGACCCTGGGGCTGGAACATGTGTAAGAGGTGAGTGCGTGGATCTGAAAGATGTTCTGTACCAGATGATGCAGGAGAACACCGCCGCCGGGCAGCCAACAGACCTGCGGGTGGGCACGGTGACCAGAGAAGAACCGCTGGAGATTACCATTAACCCTGCCACATCTCCCCTGAGACGGAGGCAGCTCTGCCTCACTGAGCCGGTGATTGAGAAGAAAATCCCGGTGCTGGCCCACAGGCACCGGATTCAGACCCTCTCCCACACCCATGCCAACTCGGCGGGCACCACCACCACGGGACTGGACGGCTCCTACCTGGGGGAATACGCTCTGGTTTCTGAGGGGGCGGACGCCGCCCTACAGGGGGAGGACATTGTGTGCTGGGAGGACGGGAAGAAGCTGCCTGTCAAGGACGGTTTTATTATCCTGAACCGCAGGCTGGAGGAGGGGGACAGAGTGCTCCTGCTGCGGGTACAGCACGGGCAGAAGTTCATCGTCCTGTCCCGGATTTTTGAGGAGGAAGCCTGATGCCGACTTTGCCTACATCCACTATCGACCTGTCCGCCGGGGTGTCCTTCGTCTCCCAGCCATCCAGGACGTGGTATATCAACAAGGAAACCAACCGCATCCAGGGGGAATGTGACGGCTGGTATTCTGTCCGGCAGGCTGTGGAGGTCATTCTCAATGTGGAGCGGTTCCGCTGGCAGATTTATTCCCCCTACTCCGGGATGCAGTGGGATGGGCTCATCGGGCAGGACCCGGGGTATGTGGCCTCGGAACTTCAGCGGCGTATCACCGATGCGCTGAAAATGGACGACCGGGTGCGGGGGATCTCCGGCTTTACGTATGCCGTAGAAGGGGATATGTTGAGGGCCTCCCTCACCGTGAACACAGTATATGGAGAGATGCAGACCAGTGTGGAGGTGGATATCACTTGATTGACTTTACTCAAGAGACCTATGCCAGCCTCCGTCAGGAGATGCTGGACCGGGTGCCCGATACTTATGACAAGCGGGACACGGCCCCCATCCCCACGGCCATCTCCCCGGCGGCCTACACCCTGGCGGGGTTCTACCTCACTCTGGACCGGGTGCAGCGGGCGGCCTTCGTGCAGACGGCTGTGGGGGATTCCCTGAATATGCTGGCTGTGATTGGCGGCCTGACCCGATATCCGGCCTCCGCCGCGGTACGCCTGGGCGTGTTCAATACCTCTGTGCCCATTGGAGCCCGGTTCTCCACCATCAACGGAGCGGGCTCAATCAACTTTACCGTAACGGCGGCAACCGATACGGGGAACCAGTACCAGCTGGCCGCGGAGACCCCCGGCGCCATCGGAAACGAGTACACCGGGCCCATCCTGCCGATTACCGCCATTCCGGGGCTGACCAGTGCACAGATTACGGATATCCTGGTGCCTGGTGACGACACGGAGACCGACAGCGCATTTCGGGAACGGCTGATTGAGGCGCTCAATAACCGTCCCTTTGGCGGCAATATTGCCGACTACCGCCAGAACATCCTCGCCATTGACGGCGTGGGCGGGGTGCAGGTATACCCCACCTGGAACGGCGGTGGCACTGTGAAGCTGTCCGTGCTGGGGGCGGATTTCCTGCCTGCCTCATCCACACTGGTGGAGAAGGTGCAGAATGCCATCGACCCGCCCCCCGACCAGGGGCTGGGGCTGGGCTTGGCCCCTATCGGGGCAAAGGTGACGGCGGTGGCCCCGAAAGAGTTGGCGGTGAATGTCTCTGCCACCCTCCTGCTGGCCGCCGGACATGCCATCGGACAGGTGCAGGAACCGGTGGAGCAGGCCATTGAGACATATCTGCGCAGCGTGCGGCAGGGGTGGGACACCAACGTGTCCGCCAACAACGTGTCCTACGCTGCCGATGTGTACGTGGCCAGGGTTACCGCCGCTATCGTGGGGGTGGCCGGCGTGGTCAACGCCACCAACGTGCAGCTCAACGGCGGTACGGCAGATCTCCTCCTGACGGAGACGGGCGAAACCCAGCAGGTGCCCGTAATAGGGACGGTGAAGCTGAATGAATCCAATTGAGCTGGATACCAGCCTGCTGTCCCTGCTGCCCCCGTGGTACCGGGAGGTGCTGGAC